ACGGAGGCTGCGAAAAACCGCGCACTGTTAGGTAACTTCACAACAACGTCGGACATCAAAAAAGGAGCTGCTCAAGCTCAAGCTGATTTTGAGAATTTCAACAAAATAAAACGGGACAACATTGTCGCAACACAGCAGCTCGCTGAGGAAAATACAAGATTAAATAGGACAGAGTTTGACGTTGAAGCCTCAATCTACAAGACATCCGAAGCTCGCAAAAAGAGCATTGAACTGGAACAGCTGCACAAAGCTCAAAAGTCTCGATTAACGGACGAACAATACGATTACATTCAGAGCCAGTACAAAGAGCAAGAAGCAATAGCTAAGTCGAATCAAGGTCGCGCAGCCGCCCTCCAGATGCTTGAAAAAAGTGTTACGGCTCAGGAAAAATACAATCGAGAAATGGCCAAGGCTGGTTTGCTTTTTATCAACACCAGGTTTTCGGCCGAAGAGTACAAAAAAGTCGTTGATGGAATCGCCGAAGAGTACGCGCGTCAAAGTCAAATGATCAGTGGTGTCACCACAGCAATTGGTAATTCATTCTCAGACGCAATATTGAACGGCAAGTCGCTCACCGACGTCATGGCAGGTTTGGCGAGAACGATCGCTGAGGTAACCCTTAAGACGCAAGTCGTTCTCCCCCTTGTCAAAGCATTGAATCAGTTTCTGGGCAATTTGTTCATGCCGAAAGATCCTTTCAATCAACCAGGCCCTTATGGTGGGACAAACGCCGGCGGTTGGACTGCAAGTGCTAACGGTAATGTTTTCGACACACCTATATCGCTCGGTGCGTCAAACGTTCTCCCATTCGCTCGAGGCGGAGTAGTTACCAATCCGAAGTTCTTTCCCATGGCCACAGGTCGAGGCTTGATGGGTGAGAGTGGGCCGGAGGCCGTGATGCCTTTGCGTCGCGGTCCTGACGGCAAGCTAGGTGTCTCTGCGGCCACTTCAGGCGGTGGCACGCAGGTCAACGTCTACAACCAGAACGGCGGTCAAGTCGAGACGAAACAACGCAGCTCGCTAGATGGTGGGAAGGTGATTGATATTTATATCAAGAAGGCTGTCGCTGAAGGAATTTCCAGCGGCCAGTTCGACAAGGCAATGGGCTCGACCTACGGCCTACGCAGACAAGGAGCTCGATGATGCCAAACGCTCAATATCCAGCGATATTGCAGGACAATCCAAATTATGACTACTCCGAGACCATGATGGACGGAGTGGTTCGCTCGAACCCTGATGTGGGTCCAAGCATATCTCGTCCAAGGTTTACTCGCACCAGGATCTCGGCCACGATGACCATCTGGGTTGATCGCGCGCAATACTTGGCGTTCGTAGATTTCTACAACATCGACCTGGCCCAGGGGACACTGCCGTTCGATTGGCTCAAGCCGATCTCTGGTTCTCCAGCGACATTCAAGTTCAAAGCGCCCCCAACCATCACCTCGGTCGGACCACTGACCTGGGCTGTCGCATGCCAACTGGATGAGGTCTGACATGGCTTTCTCGCAGAAACTTGTCAAAGCGGCACTCGATCCAAATACGAAAGAGGTATTTCTTTTCCTGCTGACATTCTCAGGCGGCGCAATTCCGACGCCGATTCGCCTGGTCAACAACATCGACAAGATTGTTTCTCGCGGCCAGGAGTACATCGCATTCCCGCTGGAAATCACATTGCCAGCCGATGACGGCGAGAGCTTGCCGGCCATCGAGATTGTTTGTCAAAACGCATCACTCGAATTGATCGACATCATTCGCAGCAGCGGGACCTTCATCGGCGTGAAGCTCGAATTCATCCTGGCTTCAACACCTGATGTGGTGGAGTTTGAGATCCTGAATATGCGAGTGGCGTCTGTTGAGTACGACAAGGACACGATCAAAATGACGGTGACTGTCGATGACTTGCTCAACACAGCATTTCCAAACGAGCGATATTTGCCAAGTAATTTTTCTGGACTTTTCAAATGAGCGTGGGCGACCTCATCGGGATCCCATACGTTTTGCGAGGCGAGAGCCTTGAAGGCTGCGATTGTGTTGGCCTGGTCAAACTATTCAACACGATGATTCTTGGCCGCCAGTATCCAAGTTTTAACGAGCTTTATTCAGATTATCGAGCCAGCCCAGAGCTTGGTTCGGCCGTTGATTCACAACGCTCGAAGTTCGAGCTCTGCACCGACCCCCAGCCTGGCGATACGGTTTTGTTCAGGGTCGGCGCGCATGTGTGCCACATAGGAGTATTTTTAAATGGATCGGAATTTATACATGCAAGCGCCGGAAAACTCTCAGGGGTCGAGCGATTTGACTCTCCCTCCTGGTCAAAGCGAATCGCAGGATTCTACCGGTTACGCAGTATATAGAAACAATCCGTTTGTCGGGTTGACGGGCAACTTCTCTGTCGTGGAGTTTGTCGAGGGCGCAACTGTCGAGCATATTGTGATGCGCGCTTGTGTCAATGAGACCTGGTTGGCCGAATACATGGTGGTAAAAATTGGCGACAAGGTTGTGCCTCGCAATATGTGGAGCAAGGTGCGTCTGAAGAAAAACTGTCCGATCACTTTATTGGTGACTCCCCAGGGAGATGCTGGGAATATATTGAAAACCATCGCCATGATTGCGGTTGTGGTGGTCGTCTCGTATTTCACAATGGGTGCCGGTGGTGCAGCGTTTGCCGGTATGTTTGGTGGGGTTGGATCGGTGGGTGCTTTGGTGGCCGGTGCGATTGCTGTGGCGGCAGCATCAATGGTCGCGTCACTTGCGCTCAATGCAGTATTCCCGCCTCCCTCTGCTGATATGCCAGAACTAGGCCAACAATCCTCTGAGGCAGACGTTTTTGGATGGAATTCGGCCTCGAATACAAACCAACAATATCAACCCGTCCCTCGAGTTTATGGCCGAGTCAAGATGGCTCCGACCTATGCGGCCAGACCTTATGTTGCATCTGTCGGCGATAAACAATATTTATATTTACTTTTTGATTTTGGCTATGGGCCGCTCGACCTGGAGGATTTGAGAATCGGCGAGAACCCACTATCCAGCTACCAGAACGTCGAGTACAAGATTCACCCGAGTTTCAAAAAGGGTGACGCGCTGGCCATCTACAACAAAGACGTCTATCAGGACGGTCTGGCCCAGAAGCTGCTGTATAACGGCTGGCGAGTCATCACATCAGCGCCTGGTTGCACATTGTTCGTCCTGGACTTCAACTTCCCCCAGGGCCTTGCGATTGTTGACCAGAAAAACGGTGACCTGGTCACGGCAGAAGTATCTCTCAACATTCAATATCGCCTGGCCGGCACATCCGCCTGGATTCCTTACTGGCAAGCGCCTCACACAATTGATGGACCAGGTGTTGATGCGCCAGCGAATTTCTACTACGAGGCGTATTGGCGCGCAGAAGGTGCTGAATACAGCGACTATGACGGTGGTGGAGACGGTGGCAATAGTGGGGGCGGTGATTTTGCAAAAGTATCCAGGGGGGCAAACTATGATTCTGTGACCGTTCTGCCGGCTCCCTCGGCTTACCCAAACGGCCACCGGCTGACTCTCGTTCGATACGAGGAAGTTTGGGAAAATGAGGGCGGATATTACTGGAAAGAATATTATGTCGACTATGTCAACGACCTCCAGCCGATATATAACCAGATTGAGAAGAAACTCTCAGTCTCAAACAAGACTCAGAAACCATTCACAACCTCGCTGAGTCTTAATCTGCCGGTCGGCGAGTATGAGTTCCAGATTGCCAGGCTCTCTGCCGATTCAGAGGACAGATACACGCAGGACGACGTTTACATCTCGAGCATTCGCTCGGTCAAGGACAGCGCGCCGATTGCGCCTGAGAATCCACACACTGTCGTCGAGATGCGGATCCTGGCGAACGACCAGCTCAATGGTGTGGTGAGCAATTTCACAGCGATTGCGACATCCAGATTGCGCGCTTGGAATGGCAGCGGCTTTGTTGAAAAACCAACTCGCAATCCCGCCTGGGCATACCTCGACGTTCTGATAGGTACGGCCGCTGTGACCAAAGCCACGACCGATCGCGTCGATTTGGCAGCGATCAAAGAATGGGCTGACTGGTGTGACGCACCAGACACCAACGACCCGACAGTGCCTCGCAATCAGTGCGACATCGTGATCAGCGGTGAGACAACGGCCTGGCAGGTCCTGAAATTATTGTCGAGCATTGGGGATGCCACTCCAGCACTGCGATCGGGAAAGTACTCCATCTCAGTCGATCGGCCACGGAGTTACCCAGTGCAGCTGTTCACGCCGAGAAACTCTTCAGGGTTTAGATCAACGCTCGCGTATTTCAGACAGCCACATGCTCTGCGCGTCCAGTACATCGACCCGCTGCAAGAGTGGCAAGGCCGAGAGATTGTTGTTTATGACGACGGCTATAACGAATCCAATGCCACGGAGTTTGACTCACTCGATCTGGTTGGCGTGACCTCATACAGCCAGGCATATCGTATCGGCCGCAGATCACTGGCGCAGGGTCATCTCAGGCGCGAGACGTTCACCATCACGACCGGTGTGGAGAACATTCTGGCCACTAGAGGTGACTTGGTTAGGATCTCGCACGATGTTCCAAAGATCGGATCGGGATGGGCGAGAGTCAAGAGCATCAGTTCTGATGTGATCACATTCGACGATGATATTGTGAACGCAGAACCAGGCCACTATCTGCGCGTGCGTGAGTCTGACAACTCACAGCTCGATTTTCTAATAGTTGAACAGATCGACATCAATCAACTCAGGGTTTCTGGCGAGATTTACCGGTTGTCTGAAGGCATGCTTGCCGTTTACGGCGTGCTCGAGAAGGTGACAATGGACTGCCTGGTGAAGTCAATCTCCCCATCTGGAGACTTGGCCGCATCGATCGAGCTAGTGAGCTATGCACCAGCCATCTACACGGCTGAGAGCGCGCCTATTCCTGAATACGACCCGCTGATCAGTACGATCAACGACCGGCGTCCAGGTCCTGTGACAAACCTCCAGGCAACTGAACGCGATACGGTTGTCAATCGTTACCACTACATATCGATTGGCCTGTCTTGGACTCGGCCAGGCGGTGTGATGCCTTCCGGATACGCAATATATGAGCTCCAGAAAAACATCTGGGTTCAAATCGCGACGACAAAAGAGCTGTCTTTCTTTGCATACAAAGATGTCAAGGTTGTCCAGGACGGTGGCGAGACGATCAATTTGGTTGGAAGAAAAATGACCTTTGCGGTTGTTGCAATTGGACCAGGTGGCAAACGTATTCAGCCCAACGTCGCACCCCAGGTCACCATCACACCTGCCGGCGACCTGGTGAAGCCTGGCAAGCCTGTCGCGCTTGATCTGGATATTCACGCAAACAGTCACATTTTTCTCGACTGGAAACACCCAGACTCAAACGACATTGACTACTATTTCATCCGCTATTCGCCAGAGTTCAACGCGACATCAATTGCGAACTCGACGGTGATCGCCGAGCGTATCGCCTACCCATCAAACTCTGCGACAGTTCCTGCGCGGGTCGGGACATATTTTGTCAAGACTGTTGACACGGCCGGCAACGTAAGCGCCGAGGCTGCGGTGGCAATCACGCCGACCGAGATTCTGACGAATAGCAACCTCATTGAGACGATTGAGGACCCGAACTTTGACGGTCAAAAGATCGATACTGTTGTTCGTAATGGTGCGCTAGAACTTGAGGCCAGGGGGCCAAGTGGTCAGCGTGTTGGATACTACTATTTTGAGCAGCCGATGACCTTCGGTGAGATTTTCGCTGTCACTCTGAGCTCGAAACTGTGGGCAGAAGGGTTCAGCCCAGTGCCAATCGAAAACATTGAGACGTTGTTTGATGCGCGAATCGAGGTACGCGCGGCGACTGGTAAAGAGTATCTCGACGATTGGGATGTGCTGACAACGATTGTCCCGAACATCGCCTATCACTCATACACTGCGACCGAATGGCGCAAGGTGTTCGCGGGTGAATACACAGGCGAGGCTTTTCAGTTCAGGATCGTGCTGACATCCAACGACCCGCAGGTCGGAGTTCGGGTCAACCAGGCTCAGATAATTTGTACAGCACCCACACGGCTCGAGGGTGAGTACGACCTGATATGTCCAACGACCGGCCTCCGGGTCAATTACGAACCCGCATTCCAGAAGTCCACAGCAATCCAGATCACACAGTCTGAATTCTTTGTCGGCGATGCTCATGTAATCACCAACAAAAACTCGACAGGGTTTGACATCGTATTCACCAACAACGGCACACCGGTCACCCGTCAGTTCGACTGGGTTGCCAAGGGTTACGGCTACCGAGCAAAAACCATCCCATCCAGGAGCACCAAAAATGTCACAGGCTGACTTAAACATAATCCCGACAATACACAACGGTGTTGATTTGTCGGACTTTCTTAACGAGTTCCGCGCAGCACTCAACACCATGCACAGCGGCACGAACCGGCCACCATACGCAACGGCCGGGATCATGTGGCTCGACACAGCATCGCCAACTGAGTGGAATATTTATCAATTTGATGGTGAGAAAGATATCCTTTTATGGACGGTCAACCCTGCCGACGGGACCATCAACTTTGCCAACTATGGCAATGCGCCTTTGGTGATTGTTGGTTCGTTTGGTCGCGTCAAGACACCAGCGGATTTGCCTGTCGATGGTTATATCCCGGCAGGGTTCGATGGACCTGGTTACCCAGTCAGCGGGTTCCAGGCACGAAGTGACCAGGCGTTTATCTACTCACCGGCGAACATTGACGATCCTCTCTACGGCCACCTATACACCTATGTTGGCACGACCTATGTGGTTCCATGGCTTGATGCTGGACGATTGGTTGGACCTCAGGGTCCGATTGGGCCACAGGGATTGCAAGGTGCCCCAGGTAATCCTGGGGAGCAGGGCGTTCAGGGGCCACAGGGCGAGCAGGGCATACAAGGCGCTGCCACCATCATCAGGGCGACGTTTGGCCTCACTAAAACGCCAGCAGATTTGCCTGTTGACGGTTTTATTCCAGCCAATTGGGACGGCGGTGGGATTCCGGTCAATGATTATCAAATGCTAATCGGCGAGTCAGGCATTTACACACCTGCGAATTATGACGACCCGCTTTACGGCCAACTGTACACATTCGTGGGTCCTGCCAGACCTGAGGGCTGGAGTCGTATTGGACAGGTCACTGGCGCGCAGGGTCCTGCTGGGGCGCAGGGTGTGCAGGGCAATCCAGGCCCGACTGGACCCCAGGGTGTAGAGGGGCCACAGGGACCGCAGGGAATACAGGGACCAACTGGACAGACTGGCGCACAAGGTCCTGCTGGTCCTGCTGACTGGAATGCAATACCGAATAAACCGCCTCTTTTTACACAGGCAGAATCTGACGCTCGTTTTGTAAACGTAAGCGGGGACACAATGACAGGCGCTCTGTCTGTTGTGGCTCCAAATGCTGCTATCGGGTTGGATGATCGTGGTGGTTCTTATGCAGCATTTGGTTTGGGGTGTGACGGCATTAATTGGGCGACTTTCTTTGCTTCTCGAGCTTCCAATACGGTAACAATCGGGACAGACACGCAAAGAGATTTCGTCTTTAAAACGAATACGCTTGACCGTGGTCGCTTTACCTCAAACGGACAATTATTAGTTGGATTTAGTTCACAGGCAGGAACGAATGGTCGCGCCGGCTCGGTTGTCGCTATGGGGTACAACACCAAAGCAGGATTTATTTCTGCCGCAGAGGCTTACACATTCAATATGTCGTGGACCGGAACCATGAGCCTGTATGTCGACGACATTAACCTAGGTGTTATCTCATTCGCCTCTGACTATCGTATCAAAGAAAACGCCGCACCATTGCAGACGGCGATCGAAAAAGTGATGGTTCTCAAGCCAATAACATACACGATGAAATCTGTCGGCTCACTCTTTAAGTCGAGCCCTCGCAAGATTACAGGCTTTCTCGCACATGAGTGTGAACATATTGAAGGCGCGGTCGAGGGAGTTAAAGACGAACTCACGAAGTCAGGAGAGGTTCAGCCTCAACGCTTGAATCCAATGCCGCTTATCGCAACATTAACAAAAGCAATTCAAGAACAGCAAGCATTGATTGAGCAAATGCGAGCAGACCTTGATTCCATCAAATCCAAGTAACCAAAGAGGGAAAAAATGGCAATTCTAAACTTTCCAGCCGACCCAGTAGTCGGGCAGTTTTACGATCATCCAGATGCTGGCCAATACTTGTGGAATGGCTATGCCTGGGAACGCGCTCATGCTGAGTCAGACGATAGGTTTGTGACTATTTCAGGCGATCAGCGGGTTGATGGTGTCAAGACGTTCACCAGCCCGATTTCTGGGGACATCACAGGTGAGGCAGCATCGTCGCTCTCAACAGATTCACTCAATGCTGATCTTGCATACACAGCAAAAGGTTTTCTCGGAACTGACAACATTCTTGAAGTCAGCCCGACAGGAAACCCAACAGGCGTGACAGGCATCACGCCGACCTATGCTTCGGTCGTCGCGCAGACAACTACAACGAAAGGAATCACAAATCGAGAATGGACGGCCATTTTCGGACTGACCAACACGCAGGGATATGGTGCTGCAAACAACAACGGCGACAAGGTTGCGCTGTACTCAGGCATCGTTGCGTCTGGTCCTGCCGCTGGTGACTCCTGGGCGTTCAATACGGTTTTGACAGTCGATGCTGATGCACCCGCAGGTCTAAAGGCTCACGGCTACGAGTGCGATGTCAATAATCTTCAAGGTCACAGGGACGACTACGGCAACAATGCAATTTTTGGAGTCAGCTCCACAGGCGCAGGACCGTACCGATGCACAGCGGCTTTCTTAGTCAGCGGAGTCAACACAAACTGGCAGCGTGGTCTTGCGATTAGCTCTGTCAACGGTGCATCTATCGAGGACACTTCAAACTCGCAGACATCATATGACCTTTTTGGCACTCACAATATAGGCATTGACTTGTCGCATTCTGTATGTACGACAGGCATCAAGCTCGGCGCAAACACCATCACAGGAAACAGCGGAATTATCGGCACATCCGACCGACGCACCAAAAACAGCATCGAGGACAGTGACCTCGGTCTTGATTTCGTGATGAGCCTTCGGCCGGTTTCTTACCGACACAACGTAGGAAAGAACATCATCCCAGAAGGCGGCACATATAAAGATATTCAGCCGGTCCCAGGCACTCGCAGACATTACGGGCTTCTTGCCGACGAAGTGAAGCAAGCAATCCCAGAAGGCAAGGACTTTGCTGGATGGGTACTGACGGACCCCAGCGATCCAGACAGCCAGCAAGGTCTGCGCTACGACCAATTCATCGCACCTCTGATTAAGGCCATTCACGAGCTCAAGGCTGAGATCGAGGTTCTCAAGGCGGCCAAGTAATGGACGAAAAGCAAACCTCGCAAGCCAAGGACGGCGTGATGGCCGTTCTCGAGTATGTCAATTCGCCGTTTAAATTGTTTGTCGTTATTTTGCTCAGTGTGGTCGGCTTTGTTGGCTATTTCATTTATACCCATCAAGGCGTGATGATTGGCGCCTACATGCAGTCACGCGAATTGCCAAAGCTCGACGACAGCAAATTCGATGATGCAGCGGCGATGCTATTCAAAGAGACCGGCGCAGAAGTTGTTTCGATTTTTACAGTCGATCCAATTCTCAATCGGCGTGTGCTGGTGCGAGCCTACACCAAGACCGGAGGGCGACAGAAGTCGCTCGAAGGCGTGGATATCAAGCTGTTCTCAAACAACGCGAGCAACAACAACGATGTCATCAAATTGATGAACGGTGAACTTCCATGCGGCCCTTACACACGCCCACGGAGTGTCGCTGGTTTGTTCTATATCAGCCAAGGTGTGCAGTACAGCTGTCGTGTGAGTTCACCCTCTGCGAAGGAACAGTTCGTGGGCCAGATTACGGCAGGGTGGGTGGCTGAACCGGACCTTGAACACGCCCGTGCAATCCTGACTATCGTTGCCGATATGTTGGTCAAGGGGAGATAAATGCTTTACGCAAAAATCGGCATCGTTGTTGCTGTCATTCTTGCGGCTTATTGGAAAGGTTATTCCGATGAGCATGAACGCTTTCTGAAGTTCCAGGCTGAAGTTGCAGCTATTGGGAAGGCGCAGGAGCAAGCCAATCAGCATGCCATCGAGGTGGCGGAAATAATCACAGAATCGGTGAAGGAAAACTATGAAACTCGTATTGCTAGTATTAAGTCTGAGTACGCTCGTAGGATGCGCAACAGCAATACCAACAGCTGTGCAATGCCCACCATTCCCAAGCCCCCCTCCATCGTTGCTGGAAGCGCCGACGACCCTGCCATTACTGAACTTTGCGCGTTAGAGACTGCCAAACTTATTGAGTTGCAGAACTGGGTCAAGAAACAAAGCGAGGCACGCAAATGATTACACAGAAAGAATTGCTAGAGCGTTTTGAATACCGAGATGGTGAGTTGTATAGAAAGGTCGCTCCACAGGGTTCAAAGGTCGGCGATAAGGTGGGTGCAGAAAGTGACCGCGGTTACAAGCAAACCACAATCAACTGCAAACATTTTAAAAATCATAGGTTGATTTTTATGATGCACCACGGACATATGCCTGAACGGGTTGACCACATCAATGGAGATGTGTCGGACAACCGCATAGAAAATCTGAGAGAAGCTACTCAGACCGAGAATATGCGTAACCGAAAAATATCTAAAACAAATAGGGCGGGCGTAAAAAATGTTTCTTGGAGCAACCACGCTAAAAGTTGGAGAGTTGACCTAAAGGTAGGCGGAAAAAATCAATGCCTTGGATATTTCAAAGACCTTGAAGCAGCAGAACTCGTGGCTCATCTAGCCAGAGAGAAGTACTACGGCAATTTTGCCAGACATATTTAATGGAGATTACCCATGCTTATCACTAAAGAAAATCTACTCGCAATCACAACGCCCGCGCAAGCTGATAATTGGCTCGACGCACTAAACGCCACAGCCGAGCGCTTTGAGATAAACACGCCGGACCGCATTGCCGGGTTCTTGAGCCAGCTGGCCCACGAGTCCGCAGGGTTCACAGCCACCAGCGAGAACCTGAACTATTCAGCCGAGGCGCTTTGCCGAGTCTGGCCGAGCCGCTTTAACGCCGACAACGTGGCTGAGTACGCCCGCAACCCTGAAAAAATCGCAAATAAGGCTTACTGCGACCGGATGGGCAACGGCGGCGAGGACAGCGGCGATGGCTGGAAGTACCGCGGAAAAGGGCTGATTCAGTTGACTGGCAAGGACAACTACACCCGCTTTGCAAACGCCACTGGTGTCGATGCCGTGGAGAATCCAGAGCTGTTGGCAGAACCAGAAATGGCAGCTTTGAGTGCTGGATGGTTCTGGTCCACCAACGGCTTAAACGCCCTAGCTGATGCTAAGGACGTTCCTGGCATGACTCGCCGTATCAATGGGGGCTTGCACGGACTTGACGACCGCCAGGCAAAATACGCCGCTGTTTTGGCCTCAATGCCGGTGTGATTCCCGTGTGAATTCCGTGTGAATTTCGTGTGATTTCAGACAGTTTTAGACAGTTTCAAAAAACAAT